AAGCGCCTCAAGCCCAACTATTCAAAGCCTTATTGATCCAGATACAGGCATTTTTTGGGGTGGCGGCGATATTTTAGGGTTCAGCTCAGGCGGCAGCGAAACCATGCGGATCTCTGGTGGGAACCTACTGGTGGGTAAGTCTGCAACTGGGATTGCAACTGTTGGAGCAGAATTAAAGGCAACTGGAGAATTATTAGCAACTGTTAACGGTGATGCGTGTGCTTTTTTAAACCGAAAAACCTCAGACGGTGACATAGCAGTATTCCGCAAAGACAACACAACCGTAGGTAGTATTGGTACTGGCGGCGGTAACTTAAATATAGGTAATGGTACTGCAAACCTACGCTTTACTAGCGGGGCTATAAGCCCTTCTGGAAACACAGCAGGAGGGTCTTCTGACGGAGTTACGGATTTAGGACTTTCAAACAGGCGCTTCAAAGACCTTTACCTTTCAGGAACTGCTAGTGTTGGCAACGTCGGAGTGTTTAGCAGCACTCAAGCATTAAATCTTAAAGGCGAAGGCATAGCCATTAAGAATGACAAGTCTGGTAGTAACAACAACTGGTCGATTATTAGAAACACTGGCACAGGTTCAAGGTCTAATATCAGTTTTGTTAGTGGTCATGGTGAAGCAATGGTCATTGACCACAACATGAACGTAGGGGTAGGAACCTCAAATCCAGTATCACAGTTCGCAGTGGGTGGGGCAGGTAGACGTATTGAATTTGATGGAACCTCTGGTGTTATAAGAGGCTTTGACCGTAGTGCTTCTTGGGCGGCATTAGATTTTGAGGCTTCTGCTTATACCTTTGATGTTTCAACTGCTCGTATGATGGATATTTCTTCAAGTGGAGTTGTAATTAACGAAGATAGTGCAGACGCAGACTTCCGCGTTGAGTCAAACAGCAACGCTAATATGTTATTTGTTGATGCTGGTAATAATAAGGTTGGTATTGGAACTGGCAGTCCTTCAGCTTTTTTAAGTGTAACAGGCTCAGAGGGTAGTCAATATGCTGGTTCATTTATTAATACTTCAACACAAGGTTGGGGATTATTTGTAAAAGGTGGTGCTGATAGTGCTGATTACTCTTTAAGGGTTCAAGACAAAGATGCAAATGAATTACTTTCAGTTAAGTCAAACGGAAGTGTTGTAATTAATGACTCATCACAGGATGCAGACTTCCGCGTTGAGTCTGACACTAACACACATGCGTTGTTCGTCCAGGGATCATCAGGGAATGTTGGTATTGGATGTACGCCTAATAGAGACTTACATATTAGTGGCGGTGCGTCAGACGTTGCATTTGGGATTACTAACTCAGCTTCAGGTACATCTGCTTCTGACGGATTTAGCATTACGGTAGAAAACCCAACGCCAGATGTTGCTATTCGTCAGCGTGAAAATGCCAACATGAAATTCTTAACCAACAACACGGAGCGTTTTCGCGTCGATGCCGGTGGGAACGTGGGAATCTCCAACAGTATCCCTAGTTCGTTTAACGCAGGTGCAAATAATTTAGTTGTCGGTTCTGGTTCTGGTTCAGAAGGGATAACAATTTATGGCGGTGGAGAAAGTAATATATTCTTTGCTGACGGTACGGCAGGTTCAGCCGCCTACATAGGAAGAATTGAGTATTCGCATAGCGTCAATAAAATGTTGTTCTATGTGAATAATTCAAACGCAATGACCATCGATTCGGCTGGTGATACTTTCTATGGAATCACCTCAAAATCAGATGTTCCAACCTACGGGGGCGTTTATATTGCCGGTGACAATGCTGTTGGGAGCACGAATAGTTATGCTCAAGTCTTTGTTTCACACAACTCAAACACTAACCACGGCATAATTCTTAAAGAGCTTAACGCAAGTGGTCAAGCGATTCAGTTTCTGAACAGCAGCGCAACGCTGATTGGTTCAATAGCTACAGGTTCATCATCAACCGCCTACAACACCTCATCAGACTACCGTTTGAAGCAAAATGTGGTAGCCATGTCAGGCTCCACAGAGCGACTCAAGCAACTCAAGCCTTCACGCTTTAATTTTATCGCAGACGCTGACGCAACTGTGGATGGATTCTTGGCGCATGAAGTGCAAAACATCGTACCAGAGGCAATTACTGGAGCTAAAGACGCAGTAGACGCTGACGGCAATCCGCAATATCAAGGGATCGACCAAAGTAAACTTGTGCCTTTGCTTGTAGCGACCATCCAAGAACTTGAAGCCCGCATTACAGCACTAGAATCTTAAAAGGAGTAACAACATGGCAACATTTAAATGGTCAATTCAGAACACTGACTACGACCTTCAAGCACCAAATACAGGCGCGATTGTAACGGCGCACTGGAGAGTAAACGCAGAAGAAACTGTTGGCACTGGCGATGAGGCTGTGACTTACTTTGCTGGAAGTTATGGCACTGTTTCTTTTACGCCTGACCCAGAATCGGCAGATTACACGCCGTTTTCCGATGTAACTGAAGATCAATGTCTTGGGTGGTGTTGGATTTCGGGGGTTGATAAAAGCGAGATTGAAACATCACTTTCTGCTAATATTGCTTTGCAAAAGAACCCAACTCAAGCATCAGGTGTTCCATGGTAGATCACGAGGCAGCAAAGACAGTCATGGATGGTGTCGCAGTGTCAGGCGGTATTGCGTCTTTGGCTGGCTGGCTGCCCGATGCGGCTGCTGGTATGACGATACTTTGGTTGGCGTTACGGATATTTGAATCAAGAACAGTCCAAAGGATGTTAAATAAAGGAGAGGGAAATGGCGACGCTCAAGATTGACGATAAAGAGTACGAAACTGATGACTTGCCTGAAAATGTGCAAGTAAAAGTTTCTCGGATGAAAGAGATTCAAGGCCAGATAAACGGCCTTAACATGCAATCACAAGAGCTGCAGACGGTCTTTCAAGCCTACGTCAACTCTATCAAAGAAGACTTAGATCCAGCGGATGAGCTGGTAGAATAGGATGCAATGGAAGTCTGGGAAACCATAGTCCAAAGCTGGCCCGTTGCAGCAGGGGTATTTCTCTTGATTTTAACCATTGGGAAGATTCTGAACAGGCTTGAGGTTTTAGAGGCCAAGATGATTGAAGTGTGGAAGGCGATCAACGAACTGATAAGGAAGTAGCAAATGATTGCTGAACTCGCTGCTTTTAATGCCGCCTACGGGGTGGTCAAAGAGTTTATTGGGAACGGCAGGGACTTGGCGGATTGTTTTGGACCTATCGGTAAGATGGTGGGCGCTAAGGAAGACTTAAAACTACGCCAAGAAAAGAATAAGAAGTCTCTGTTTGCCAGTGATGCCGAGGAGTTTATGGCTCTGGAGCAGATCAAGAAGGCAGAGGAAGAATTAAAAGACTTCATGGTTTATTACGGACGGGCTGGTCTCTGGGACGATTTTATTATCTTTCAAGCTAAGGCTCGCAAGGCAAGGCTGGAGGCCAAGAATGCTCACATCCAGAAAGTTAATCAGCGAATGCACATAGTAGGGCTTGTGGTTGCGTGTAGTCTGGTTTGTGTCGGCCTGTACGCTTGTTTCACTATAATATTTGCGATTGTGAGGTAGCTATGCTTCAGTCACTCATTGGCCCTGTTACGGGTCTGTTAGACAAGTTTATAGAGGACAAAGACCAGAAGGCTAGACTGGCGCATGACCTGGCTACAATGGCCGATCAACACGCTCAGGAGCTTGCTAAAGGTCAGATGGCTATCAATAAGGTCGAAGCGGCCAACTCTAACCTGATGGTAAGTGGTTGGAGGCCGTTCATCGGTTGGACATGTGGTCTAGGTATGTTTGGCAACTTTATTACTATCCCATTCAGCAACTTTGTGCTGGCTTTGCTTGAGTTAGACATAGTTATACCTCTCGTCCCCCTAGAAACCATGATGCCCGTTTTAATGGGAATGCTTGGGCTGGGCGCGATGAGAACATACGAGAAGAAAAACAATGTACACAGAGATAAATGACTGCGGCTAGTGCCTTGACGTTTCCCCTCCTCTCCTTCTCGTCAATGGGGTGCAATTCCCCAGCAGTCACCTTTTTTATTAAAACAGCCTAAAACGGTATGTCATCTTCTAGTGCGTTATCCACTGGCGGCTGGTTTTGTTCTGATTGAGCGCGATAAACGTATCCTAGTTTCGGGTCTAAGATTGAGATCGTGTTCACTGTTCCGTTCTTGCCCTCAAAGGTCTTAATCCAGCACCCTGACCCGCTCACCTCAACCACCGCCCCCTTGACAAGCGCTTGGCGGTAATAATTTGCCTGATTATCAGTGCGAGTGAATATCGCGCATTCGTAGTTTGTCCATTCATCTGCGCGAGTTTGATTGTTGTAGAACTTGACTCCCAAGCGGAGGCCAAACCCAGTTGACTCGCCAGCTTTAAATTCTCTTGCGTTGTCGTTTAATTTACTTGTTACACTAATGCTCACTTACTTTCCCCTTCGTTGACGTACAATTTTCTAAAATCTGCTGACTTCATGATTTCACGCTCAATCGTGGTGAAACAGCCTCCTTTAGTTGGCGCTTTCCACAATGCTATTTTGGTTTCCTCATCTAACTCAAACCATGCTTCAGAGGCGGTTGAGAAATCGTCGTTAGCAATCCCTGCTTTGATGGCAATAATGCTGTCGCTGTTTTCTTGGCACCATTGCTCATAAGTTTTTTCGGGTTCGCCTTTTGGCAAATCCTCGCCAGCGTAAATGTAAGAGCCTAAGCCGTGCATCGACAAGCCTTTGGTCAAGCATCGCATCTTGGCGGTGTTGATTTGGAAGGCGTTAGGATTTGCTACGGCGTTGTTGCGGTGATCCATTACAGGCAACCACATTTCGTGGCTTATGCCCTCAATTGTTACAATGCAATGAACTGTCATTGTCTCGTCTTTGTGGATCTCGTTTGCCAAGAAAGCATACGTTGCCTCTGGGTAATGCTGCTTAGTTACAGCCCAAGCCCAAGCCCATGACAGGTAGGTCAAGTTGCCTTTGCTTTCGGTGTGATCGTTTACATTAATTGAGCTAAGCGTTTGCCATACACTCATCATATCTCTCCTCTTGTTCAGATAATAAAGTTTCTAATCTTTCTGCAATAATTTGCAATTCTTCTGCAACGTCTTCGTCCCACTCAAAGTTAGCTCGATTCTCATACCGACGTGCCCAAGTGGCGCTAGACTGTAATGACAAAATCCAGTCAGGAATCATAAGACCTCCCGAACTGATGCTGCCGCTCCTTGAAGATAAGCATTATTTTCTTCGGCTTCTGCTTGCTTCATTTCGCTCCATGCCTGTTCATTTTCAAGCATTTCCTCACTTAGCTTGTCTAGCGCTGGGTGGATGTTTTGCAAGAACACCAATGCTTCAGGCGATAATTGATGACCGCTTTTTACAAGCCTAGAAATCTCAAAGATCCAATCTTCAAGATCACCGACTAAATTTTCTGTGGTTTGGTTTCCCATGTATTACTCCTTTGCTGGTTAGACCTTTATTGTAAGGCATAAAATAAGTATTGTGCAAACTATTTTTTGCAAGAATTATGATGTAAGATAGGCCTATTAGGAGGATAAAATTATGCGCGAACTGTCAATTTACGATTTTGTGGAACATGCCAACACCAACCTGAACGCACTAGCTAAGGTGCTCGGGATCAGTCGGCAGCGCCTAGAATACTGGGCCAAAAGCGACGGGTGCTTGCTTGAGTTTGACAAGAACAACCAAGTTCATCAGATTAAGCTGCTGCGTGAAAAAATCATGTGGTGCAAATAAGAAAGCCCCGACCGTAATGAGTAATCACTACAGCCGAGGCCAATGGCGCAAGGGAACGCCGTGGAGCAACCAGCAAGGAAGCTCCGCAAAGCGTATCACAGCGACATTACCAAGAAAAGGCTTTTAATTTTGTGGGGGTTATAATAAAGTGAATGTGTCGGCGGGATTACCAGTCCCTGAAGGCCGATTTGACAGATTGAGTAAGATCCAACCGTGCGCAAACCGACACGGTTTCGATTTTCTCACCTTTTAAATCATACTTCAACCATTCCTGCCGATCAGAAGTGGCGCTTAACTGTGCGTCCAACTGATAAAGCAGTAATTCGTGAGCATGTTATAGGACTGACAGCTTGTCCCGACTCACGTCCAATACGCAAAGACTCAAGTGAGTTGGTCAGGGTAGCGCCTAGCCAGGAAAGCGAAAGCAAATGAGTACCGCATCTAAGGATGTTATCTCGCAAAGCCTAAAGGAATTAACGAATCCAATGGTTGAGATATGCAAAGGGAAAAAGCTGGCCTATGCCAAAAATAAAAGGGAAGCACATGGAACTAAGGGAACATCAAAGCAAGGCCATACAGCTATGCAGGGAATCAATTAAGCAAGGACATAAACGAATCATGTTGGCGGCACCATGCTCGTTCGGCAAGACGAGGGTCGCGGTTGAAATGTTAGCCAGCGCAGCAAAGAAAGGACTGACGGGCTTATTTATTTGCGACCGCATAAAACTGGTGCAGCAAGCGATTGATGAGTTCGACAAGCATGGCGTTGAGGCGGGAGTGATTCAAGGGTGGAATCATCCAAGGGCGAAGTGGCACGCCAAGATTCAGATCGCATCAATTCAAACCTTAGCCAGACGCAGACAATGGCCGATGGCTAACTTAATAATCGTTGACGAGGCCCACGTCCATTACAAGACGCTAACAAGCATGATGGCATCTTACAGCGCGGTCCCTTTTATTGGATTGAGCGCCACGCCATACGCTAAGGGGTTGGGAGAGCATTACAGCGACCTGATTGTGCCGATCACCTCCAACGAGTTAATGGATCAAGGTTATCTGGCCCCAGCCAAGTATTACGGCGGTCGTCAGCCTAACGTTAATGGCATAAAGACCAAGCGCATACAGACAGGCGGCACTGATTTTGACCCCACAGAATTGTCCAAACGGATTGAGGAAGATATGCATTTGGTTGGGGACATTATTGAGAACTGGCGCAAGTATGGCGAAAACTCACAAACGATAGCCTTTAGCCCATCAATCAACCACAGCAAGACATTGGTGAAAATGTTTAACGCTGCGGGTATACCAGCCGAGCATATTGACGGGTATATGGAAGACGAGGAGCGGCAGATACTTTACCGCGAACATGACGAGGGCAAGTTTAAAATTTTATCTTGCAGCCGCTTGCTCAATACTGGATACGATGCGCCATCCGTTCGGTGCATGATTGACGCATTCCCAACCAAATCAATATCGGTCTACTGCCAACGGGTAGGTCGGGTTCTAAGGTTGCACGAAGATAAGCCCCATGCGATTATTTTAGACCATGCTGGAAACGTATCGAGACACGGATTTGCTGAAGACATTTGTCCTGAAGAATTGCACAAGGGTCAGAAAGAATACCGCGAGAGAAACCAAACAAAAGAAAAACAGGAACCCAAAACCCAAGACTGCCCCGAATGTTATCAGGTAATGATGATCCCTAAGTGTGAATGCGGTTATGAGGTGCCAAGAGCTCAGTTGATAAAGTCTGACAACCAAATCCTGAAAGAGATCAAGAAGACAAACCGCAGTTATACGGTGGATCAGAAATCACGCTGGCTTGGCGATTTACAGCAGCACGCGAGGAAGAAAGGCTACAAGCAAGGTTGGTCAAGTTGGGCTTACCGCGCTAAGTTTGGGGTCTGGCCCAATAAAATTAAACCAGAATACCAGCAAGAGCAACTGCCAGAGGTTGGCGGTTTTATTAAATACTTACAAATCAAGGGAGCAAACAGTGATCGAAGAAATCTTAAACAGGCTGGATAAGGTCAAGCAGCAAGGGACTCAGTATTATTCAAGGTGCCCAGTTCATAAAGGCGGAAGCCAAAACTTAGGAATAACAGAAAAAGACGGGAAGGTGCTGATGCACTGCTTCAACTGCGATGCGACAGGATTAGAAGTTGTCGAGGCGTTAGGCTTGCCAATAAGCACATTATTTTCTGAACCGTTAAAATCAAGCGGAGGGAAACACGTCAGTCGAGCAGCGCGAGATGCGGCTATGGAAGATGCCTATTTTATTGAGATCTATCAAAACGAATTGAGCAAAGGCTACCAGCCAACCCGTGAAGAATACCGAAGACACAAACTAAGTCTTAACCGCGTCAAGGTGTTGAACTAATGCAGGTGCTCAATAAGGAACGACTTAGCACCGATTGTCTCCATATCACAATGTCTAGCAATGAAGACCGAGATCGACTGTTCAAAATGCTGTCAGAGATTGATTTGGAATACCCAGTTGACGTTCAGATTAGAAAAGCGAAAAAGGATAGAACGCTACAGCAGAATCGCATGATGTGGCAATGGTGGCGGGACGCAGAAGCGCAGGGTGACATGAAAGCGTGGGAATACCGAGCATATTGTAAGCTCCACTTCGGGGTCCGGATCTTGCAACGAGATTCGCTTGAATACCGAGAAAAATATCAACGCATCATTAGGCCAATGTCATACGAACAAAAGCTAGAAATGATGGTAGAGCCGTTTGAGCTGCTAGTGACCAGCGCGATGACCGTAAAACAGCACTCTGAATTCTTGGACAAAACTGCCCAGCACTTGCGAGAATTAGGTATTCACTTAACCGCAATGGAGTAGCATGGCTAAGAAATGCAAGATATGTCTGCAACCGTTCACGCCTCAGTTCAGCAGCTTCCAAAAGACTTGCAACGAAACTGAGTGCTTGATTGACTTTGGTCGGCAAGAATCATCTAAACTTCACAAGAAAGCTGCGCGGCTAGAAAAGAAACAGGCAAGAGACAACGACAAGCAGCATTGGTTGAAACGAGTTCAAGTTGAGTTTAACAAGTTTATCCGCAACCGAGACTTCGCTAACCCTTGTATAAGCTGCCAGCGGCATCACTCAGGACAATACCATGCCGGTCATTATATGAGCATAGGTGGGCACTCTGCTGCCTTACGGTTCGACGAGCAAAATACCCACAAGCAATGCAGCGTTTGCAACAATTACAAAAGTGGTAATTTGGCTGAATATCGTCCAAACTTAATCAAAAAAATAGGCTTGGATTCAGTGGAAAGGCTAGAGGGGCCGCATGATCCAAAAAAATACTCTATTGACGAGCTGCAAAATTTGCTGTCGATATATCAGGCGAAAAACAAAGAATGGGTGAAGTCTCTATCCTAGATCGTAATGCCGAAGAAGTCCGCGCAGTCTTGCGAAAACTTTTAGACGCTTGCGAAGCTGGGGAGATTACTGGGGCAATCATAATTACCGAGTATCAAACCGGATTTGATCTTGATATGCCTGGCACGTTCTCCACAGACCCAGATGCCATTGCAAGCATAATAGGCCGCTTGCAAATGGCTTCTAATGTTTTTTCTCAAATGAGTTGGGAAGATGAGCATGACGAATAGAAGTGTAGAGCAGCACCTCGAATTCTGTAATACCGAATACCAAAGAAAAATTATAAATCTGCACATGCAGGGCTTAACCTTTGCAGCGATGGGCAGAGAATTAAGCCGAGACCCAAAAACCATTTCCGACACTGTCAATAAGGTTCACGCCAGAGCTGCGTTGGGCGGCGTAGCGCCAGATCAAAACCTTAACCGGCAAGTCGCTCCAGGTTTTACCACCAAGAGAGTCAGCACAGCCTACAATATGGACGGCGATATCGTCCTGCAATGGCATATACAAGAGCCAGAGCGGCAAAAGATCGAGGAGCTAATTGCTCAGTTTGTGGAGGGTTTTAAAGATGAACTCACAGGAATACACACTCCCTTTGACGCGCCTACAGGCACTGATGACGATCTTATGGTTAGCTACATTATTGGCGACCATCACCTTGGTATGCTTGCTCATCACAGCGAAACGATGGGCGATGACTACGACGTTAAGATTAGTCAAACCCTTCTGGAAAGCGCCATAGAAAGGTTGGTCGGTTCAGCGCCAGCGGGTGAAGTTGGGGTTCTAGTCAACCTGGGCGACTTCATGCACATTAACGACAGCACAAGCTCAACGCCAAACTCTAAGAATTTACTAGACTCTGACGGTCGTTACTCGAAGACTATTAGAGCTGCCAGCAACGTCATAAAGCGTACCGTTTTGCGTATGCTTGAAAAGCACAATCAAGTCTGGCTAGTCAACGTCAGAGGTAATCACGATCCAGACGCAGCCTTATGGCTTAATGAGGTGATGCGGCTGTACTTTGAGGAAGACCCAAGGGTTAAGGTCTTCGATAACGCGAGCAAGTTCATCTGGTGGCAATGGGGCAAGAATTTGGTAGTGACCCATCACGGTGATCGGATTAAAATGTCCAATCTTCACGGGTCAATTGTTAGTAATTTGAGGAAACAATGGGGCGAGTCAGATCACACCTTTGTTTGGACGGGTCACATACACCACAAGAATCAAGAAGAATACTCTGGAGCCTTGTTCGAAAGTTGGAATATATTAGCTCCTGCGGATTCTTATCACGCTGGTGCTGGCTATGCCAGTTCTCGAAGTATGACTTGCGTAATCCTCCACAAGTCGTTCGGAGAGCAGGGAAGATTAAAAGCAAACATTCAGGAGTTGATATGACAGCACTTGACAGGCAAATAGCTGGAAATCACTACAAGACTATGATGATTCAACCACTTGAGTACGCCTTAGCGAATAATTTAGGCATTTGCGAGCACGCGGTAGTCAAATACATTTCTAGGTGGCGGGATAAAGGCGGCGTCGAAGATCTACGCAAAGCAATACATTATTGCGAAATCTTGATAGAGAAAGAAACGGCCCCAAAGGATCAACCTAAGAAGCCGTCTTGGTGATTAAAGCAGAATAGCCCCGATTACGTAGCCGCATAAAAAGGCAATAATCATTGCGCCACCCGTGTATTTCGGAACTAGCAATTTATCTTTCATCGTTTCGCCTCTTCCTGCTGAAGGTCATCAAGTAATTTCATGATATCGACTAGCATCACTTTGTCGGCTTCGTCCAGTCGGGTTTGGCTGTAAGTTTCTCGCACTTTCTGCAATGTCAGCCATGCTTGCAAAATATCATTTCTGGTTGGTTTCATACCTATTTATTGCTCCTATTTATCATTGTGTTTCATGTGAAACAATCATCCATCGTTTAAGTAAGATTTACTCCTGCGAAACTCTTTTGGCACGTTCTTGCTAACTTTTACTTCAGTAATCGTTGTCGCCATTGGGGCGATCTCGTGCAAATCATGAGCGAATTCCATTGCCATATACAGAGCGTCCATTAGGCCGTTGGTTTTGCGGTCGAAAGTTAAAACCTCCCATTCAAATTTCGTGCTTTTATTCCACCACGGCCCACGAATACCGCTTATTTCCTTGGTGACTTTCTCAGCTTCTTTGACTGTCGTACAAAGTCCACCATGCTCTGCGCTGTCTTTTGGGTCGGTAAATCGATACCTAATGATTCTCATAAAATGCCGTCGCAGCTTGGTTTCAAGTTTTCGTAGTCGGGCCAGTATCCATGACAGACGTTGTATTGATATTCCTTGGACATACTGACCTCGTGGGCATAGTCCATTGACGAGATCCAAAGCACAGCGGCGACTACTGCTACGGCGACGCAAATTTTGGTCAGGCGGTTCATTGGCATTCCTCGAATACATTGGAAAGGGCGATTTGCTTGGCAAGCTCAACTTCTGAGACTTGCATGTATCCAGCCAGTTGGTCGGCCATTTCGGAGCATTGTTTTGACATTGACTCGTCAGGGGCGGTGATGGCAAGCTCCAGTGCAAGCACTAGAGCCTCGAAGTTATCGGAAAGGTCGCGGCTCATGCGCTGGCCCCTTGCTTCATGTCGTGGTATTTGCCAATAAAGGTTTGAAGGCTGCTGTCCCAAATTGTCTCAAATTCATTCGTGAAATTGATGCGCTTTTGGGCAAGTAAATGAGATCCCTGAATTGTGTAGCGATATTCAGTATCGCCGTGAATCTCATGCGATGCGGTCATCTCGGCTTTATGATTCGACCTAATAAAAGCGTTGATGTTAAAAATTGGCGCGTCGCCATTTAAAAAGTATTGCGCTGCGCCTTCTGGGTAGCCATCGTGGTGAATGTAAGCGGTATGAGTGCCAGCCCATGCGTTGATGAATTGATAAGTTGCTCTTGTTGCCATGTGTATCTCCTTGCTGTTTTGTTGAAGTAACTGTAGCAAATTCGGCAACAGTTGCAAACATTTTTTTGCTATATATAGGTGATTTATTTTGCATAGTTTGTGTTAAAATTCTTTGGTACTTTATTGACTCTACGACATGATTGAGATCGCGCGGTTCGCATTATTCGGTGACAGGACATTAGGAAGGCTAAAAATTGACGACCTTGCACTCTGGACAATCGAACGCCCCTGGATCAACAACGTGCCATTTAAGTCTTGTATCCCAACAGGGCAATACAAAGTCAGACGCACAAATTCCCCAAGGTTTGGGCCAGACACATGGCAGGTTCAAGACGTTCCTGATCGGACTCATATCTTGTTCCACGTTGCTAATACTGCTGCTGATGTCGTGGGCTGCATTGGGTGTGGGATTAGTCTTTACCCTGATCTTAATGGGGTGGGTAACAGTCGCAAAGCAATGGCAAAGTTTGACAGCTATCTGGCAGGGTTGGATGAAACGGATTTAGTCATAAAGGCAGGCCCAATAATGTAAAACCATTCCGTGAGAGGGGATAATGGCAGACTTAAAGATCGATTACATATCAGCAACCGACCTTGTTCCATACGAGAACAATTCTCGCACCCACAGCAAAGAACAAGTGGAACAAATCAAGCGCAGCATGACCGAGTTTGGTTTTACTAACCCGATTTTGATAGATGAGAATAACGGCATTATTGCAGGACACGGGCGGCTTCAAGCGGCACAAGAGATTGGCATTAAGTTAGTGCCTACTATCCTGCTGGAAGGCTTAACAGAAGCCCAGCGCAAGGCTTACGTCATTGCAGACAATAAACTAGCTTTGAATGCTGGCTGGGACTTGGATGTTTTGAGATTGGAAATTGATTTGCTCGGCTCAATGGACTTTGACTTAGATCTTCTCGGCTTTGATGTTGAGGAGCTTTCTGCCTTGACGGACATAGACGGAGAGTTCCCAGAGCTTGTTGACGGAGACAAAGAGCCATACCAGAAAAAGACGTTCACCTTGCATGATGAGCAAGCCTCCCTGATCGATGACGCAGTTCTAAAGGCTAGGACGAACCCCTTGATAGACGAAGGGCTTAACGATAATTCAAACGGCAACGCTCTCACATTCATCTGTAAGCAATGGCTAGAAAATGCCCAGCGCTAAAGAAATCCACGTAAAGCTGATAAAAAAGCACGCAGCCGCAGCAATAATCCAAAAGTATCATTACTCAGGGAAGGCGACTCAAAATAGTCAGTTGAACTTTGGCGTATTCATCAATGACAAGCTCGAAGGGGCTTTACAGTTTGGCCCTCCAATAGATCGCCGAAAGCTATTGCCTCTCGTAAAAGGCTCCAAATGGGGCGACATGATAGAATTGAACCGAATGGCATTTGGGCCTTTGCTGCCAAAGTTTAGCGAAAGTCGCGCAATTGCTGTTTGTATGAGAATAATCAAGAAGCAATACAGTCAAATCAAATGGGTAGTGAGCTTTGCTGATGGCACTCAATGTGGAGACGGCACGATTTATAGAGCGAGTGGATTTGTGTTAACCTCGATCAACAAGAACTCAACAATTGCTCGGCTTCCATCTGGCGAAATTGTAGCGCTTCATGGAACGTCTAAAAGAGACATGACTGGCGCAGAAAGATTGTCAGGTCATCAGTTGCGATACATAAAATTTCTGGACGAATTAGAGAAGCAAAACCTAGCAGTGCCAATTATACCTTTCGCAGAGATTGACAAACGAAATGCGGGGATGTATTTAGGTGAAAAGAAATCCATCAAACAAAGGCGGGCAAAATTAGCAGGCTCTACAGAACCCCTGTAGACTGGGCGGTGCGACTCCGACCTGTCCGCTCCACTTACTAATATGGCAAGACCATTGAAAGATATAGACTGGCAGCAAGTAAACCAAATGTGTGCAATTCACTGTACAGGCGAAGAGCAAGCGGCTGTTTTGGGCGTCGACTATGACACTCTAAACGCAGCCTGTAAGCGCGAGCATAACATGGGTTTTTCGGACTATTTCAAACAAAAGGCCAGTCACGGCAAAATGAGCCTAAGACGTAAGCAATACACGACTGCAATGGACGGCAACAACACGATGTTAGTCTGGCTTGGTAAAAATTGGCTTGGTCAAATGGATCAGCCTGAATCAGCGCCCGCAGATCTACAGCCAATTGTGATACAAAGAGCCGATGAAGCTAACCAAACCACAGGATGACATATTTTTTAGTGATTCGCGTTTTAGGGTCGTTGTCGCAGGTCGTCGCTTTGGCAAAACGTTTCTATCAACCTATGAGCTGCTTAAACACGCTTTAGAGGGCAAATCTCGCAATTGCTGGTATGTCGCGCCGACTTATAAGGCAGCAAAAGAAATCGCCTGGAATATGCTGGTAGAAGCCATTCCTGACGGCTATATAACGAAAAAAAACGAAAGTTCGTTAAGTATTAGCTTACGCAATGGGTCTAGCATATCGTTAAAGGGCGCAGAAAAACCGGACAATCTCCGAGGAAGGGCATTAGACTTCTGCGTGCTGGATGAGTTTGCAGATATGCGCCCAGAAGCATGGCATGAAGTTCTTCGGCCATCGCTGTCAGATAGACGAGGGAATGCTTTGTTTATTGGCACGCCAAAAGGCAGAAATCATTTCTACGATCTATGGACTAGAGGCGTAGATGGTCAAGAGTCTTGGGAGGCTTTCCAGTACACAACAATCCAGGGCGGCAACGTAGACCTACAAGAAATTGAAGCAGCTAAAAACGACCTTGATGAAAGAACTTTTCAGCAAGAATACGAGGCTCGATTCGTTAATTACAGCGGGATTATTTATTATGCCTTTAGCCGCGATCAGTCAGTGAAGGCATGTAACGGCTCAACTGATGAGCTGCATATTGGGATGGATTTTAACGTTGACCCGATGTCGGCGGTTGTTTGTGTCAGGGATGGCGGCACACTGCACGCGATAGACGAAATAGTAATGTATGGGTCAAACACTGACGAAATGGTAGACGAGATCAGACAAAGGTATCCTAACAAGGTGATCACTATCTATCCTGATCCAGCAGCGGCGCAGCGTAAAACTTCAGCGGGTAGCCGCACTGATCTAAACATACTGCAAAACGCAGGTTTTCGCGTTAAAGTACGCTCTAGACATCCTGCCATACGTGATAGGATTAACAGTGTCAACAGCCGACTACTTTCTAGCCAACAAGAAAGGCGGTTGTTTGTAGCGTCAAACTGCAAAAATGTTATCAGCAGTTTGGAGCGACAAACGTACAAAGAAGGCACCAGCCAGCCAAATAAGGATGACGGGTTTGATCACATGAATGACGCGCTCGGCTATCTAATTGAATTCATGTTTCCAATTCGCAAGGATCATGACACACCACAGCCTACGAGGTGGACTTAATGCGACTTTTAGACTATCAGCACCCAGACTATGACATAAATGAGAGGAGATGGGAGCTATACCTTCGCTCATACTTAGGCGGGGAGGATTACCAGAACGGCTCATACTTGACCGCATATCTGAACGAATCAAAAGATGAATATAGCAGAAGGGTTGCTCTAACACCTGTCGACAACCACTGCCGCAATATTGTGCATATATATTCGTCGTTCCTTTGGAGAGTGCCGCCAGTTCGCAACTTCAACGGATTGACCAACAACCCTGCATTGGCCTCATTCAGCGATGATGCTGACCTAGACGGCATGAGCTTCAATAGCTTTATGAAGCAAGCGCAGATCTGGTCCTCAGTTTACGGTCATGTCTGGATCTTGGTAGATAAGCCGCAAAGCAACGCTAAAACACGGGCAGAAGAGCTAGATCAAGATATTCGGCCTTATGTGACGCTGTTCACGCCTGAAAACGTCTTTGATTGGAAGTATGAGCGAACAGCTAGTGGTCGATTTGAGCTTTGTTATTTAAAGCTGCGAGAGTCTATCGATAGAGAAGACGCAACGACAACGGTTAGCTACTTTAGAATCTGGCGAAAGGAAGTCATTGAATACTGGAAAGATGACGGCAAGATTGAAACCAAAATTGAAGAAACTCCTAATTTGCTCGGCAAAATACCTGCTGCGTTTCTACCGGCAGCAAGAAGCGTTGTAAGGGGTATCGGCATTAGTGATATCAGTGACGTTGCCCTAATGCAAAAGTCAATCTACCAAGAACTCAGCGAAATTGAGCAGCTAATTCGCATAAGCAATCATCCATCATTAGTTAAGACCTATGATGCAGATGCAAGTGCAGGCGCTGGTTCGGTAATTAACTTATCTGAAGATACTGAACCGGGTTTGAAACCTTACTTGCTGCAACCCAGCGGTCAGAATATAGACTCAATCCGTGAGTCAATTAAGGATAAAGTAGAAGCGATAAATCGAATGTCTTACATGGGGGCAGTGCGTGGGACTGAAGCGATCACGCAATCGGGCGTCGCTATGCAGACTGAGTTTCAGATGCTAAATGCTAAACTTTCAGAGAAAGCTGACCTTTTAGAGCTTACTGAAGAGCATATCTGGGGATTTTTCTGCAACTGGCTAGGTATAACGCCTGATGTGGAGGTTTTCTATCCTGACTCTTTTGATCTACGTGACTACGAAAAAGAATTAGTATTCTTGCAGCAAGTCAGAGCCAGCGGAGTTCCCTCGACTACTATGCAGCGCGAAGTTGATAAGCAGATTGCCGACCTAGTGTTAGATGACGAAAAGCTATCAGAAGCACACAAAGAGATTGAATTGCAAACTCGCGTCACAGGACAATTCCCGATACAGGCTGAATAATGGCCGCAAATGATGATTACGCAGACTTTCTCGAACGCTTAACAGATGGTCATCAGCGCCGATTAGCAGGAGTGCTGCAAACGCTAGAAGGCAATATTGCTTCATACGTTAATAGCGCACCAGAAGCTGATGGGCAGTTATTCGACTTAGAGTGGTCGTTGCAAGCGAGGCAAGAGGTCCGCAGGCTGATAGAAGTTGACTTTTTGCAAGAAGCGCAAGAGCTTATTGACGAATATATTGAAGTCGCGAACAGTCAATTTGCAATGCTGTCAGAGTATGGCACCTTTACAAGAGTAGCACCTGAGACGATCCAAGCCCTGCAACAACTCAGCTTTCAAGGCTTTCAAGCCATAGCCGATCAACAGCTAGACACGCTCGCAACTGGCATTTATCAGTCAACTTTGACCGGACGCGGTAAAGCTGATCTCATCGCTCAATTACGCGGCCAGATTAATGGCGTATACCAGCAATCGGATGAAGAAGAAGCTCGTCAACTTGTAGAAATAGCGCAGACCGCAACAGGGCAGCGGCAGCAGGATGCGATAGACAAATTGCATAGCATTTATGCACGCGACAGGCTGGGCAACAACATGCGCCGTTATGCAACGCAGATGGCTAACGACAGCCTTGCTCAATACAGTGCGTCAATTACAAAGGCCACAGCGAATGAGGCTGGTATAACAAATTTCAAATACTATGGCGACGTGATACGTGACAGCCGTGAATTTTGCCGCAATAATGTAGGCAAGACTTTTACCGAAGAAGAAATAAACAGTAAATGGCAGGGATCATGGGCTGGTAAAGCGCCAGGCGACCCGTTTATCGTGAGAGGCGGTTATAATTGCCGTCACCATTGGCTTCCAATTGTGGAGGAAGAATGAGCAAAGAATTAGATCGAGCTAGAAACTTATGTGCTAGGAGGCCAATCCCGCCTGCTATCAGGCAACTCATTGAACCGTTAGCCGAAAATGCACCAGACAGCGAGGATGCAGACTTCGCAGAATTACACGCAGTGATTGATGAATTACTGCCGATTGAAAAACCAAAAGCGAAAAGGAAAAAGAAAAATGCCGAATTATTACGGAGCGAAACAGAACGGCAAGAAAAAGAAGAAGAAGCCGATCAAGAAATAAACTAGCTTAACCTTGATTTTATAGGTTAAACTTCACGCAATACTCATTAGAGGATGATCGTTACATGAGCGAACAAATCATGGAAGGTGTCGAAACTGAGACGACGGAAACTACTCAGGAGCAAAAGACGTTTACGCAAGACGAGTTAGATCGCATTGTCGCAGATCGCATAGCGCGAGAACGCAAGAAAGCGGACAAAAAGCTCGAAGGTATAGACATAGATGAAGCGCGCAAGATCATGCAAGAGCGTGAGCAGGCCGACATAGAGCGGCAAAAAGAGCGCGGCGACTTTGAAAGTATCTTAAAGCAGACCGTCGAAAAGAAAGATTTGGAAATCACAGCGTATAAGCAAAAGCTGCAAGAAACATTGGTCGATGGATCACTGTTGAATGCAGCAAGCAATAACGACGCAGTGTCGCCAAATCAAGTATCGCAGCTACTGAAAGGCCAAGTGCGACTCGCTGAAGACGGCGGGGTTGAAGTGCTAGATGAGCAAGGTACGCCGCGATACAACGGAAGTGGTGATTTGCTATCAGTAAATGAGCTGGTCGCTGACTTCTTAACAGCTAACCCGCATTTTGTCCGCGCCTCTGGCGGCGGCACAGGAAGTGTTGGGAATGCTGGCGGCTTGACTCCGAAGCCTGTATCGGTGGCTGATATGGTCGACAATTGGAATTCTGGTGGTAGAGAAGCATATTCTGCAATGAAGAAATCCAAATGACCGAATTACCCTAAACAATTTTTGGAGATATAAAAGATGGCTGCTACTACCTCAACAACTCTTGACGACTTATTTGTCAACATTATCGCTCAGGCACGTTTTACTGCTGAAGAGCAATCCTTAATGATGGGTCTTGTGACTCGTTATGATATCGGCGCTGATGCCGGTAAAACCATTCAGGTTCCTAAGTACCCTGCAATCGCGGCTGCTGACTTAACCGAAGGCACTGATATGTCATCAACGACTGTCAGCACCAGCTCAATTACGATCACCGTTCAAGAAGTAGGCGCACAGGTCGTATTGACCGACGTTGCTGCAATGGGTTCTGGCAACCCAGCAGAAGAGCTTGGAACTGTCCTTGGTAATTCAATTGCTACTAAGATGGACAAAGACTTAATTGCTTTGTTTGATGGCTTCAGTTCTGCTTTAGGCGGTGCTGGGACTGAAATTACAGTTGCTGATTTGTTTAAGGCTGCTGCAACGTTGCGTAGCAATAAGGTCACTGGTCGAATGTCGGCGGTTGTGCATCCTTTCCAGGCTTATCAACTCAAGGCTAACTTGACGAATACCTTTGCAAATCCAAACGCTGGCATCGCGCAAAACACCGCTATGGTGAATGCGTTTGTTGGTACGATTGCTGGTATCGACATCTACGAGTCTGCAAATCTCACTATCGACGGCAGCGACGACGCAAAAGGCGCAGTATTTGCACCTGAAGCACTCGCTATTGCTATGAAGCGTGACTTCAAGATCGAGCCACAGCGGGACGCATCTTTGCGAGCCTTTGAGCTTAACGCCACTGCCGTTTATGGCGTAGGTGAGCTTGATGACAGCTTTGGCGTTGAGATGTTGTTCGACTCAGCACTTTAATCTGCATCCTGAAGCAGCCCTGCTACGGCGGGGCTTGTTTCTTTCAGGAGATTCTATGGCGATCACTTATCGAGGCGAGCGGTTCGAAGGCTACAACAAGCCGAAACGCACACCTAAACATTCCGACAAAAGCCACGCAGTTTTGGCAAAGCAAGGCGAAAAGGTTCGTTTGATTCGTTTTGGCTTACAGGGCGCTGATACCAAACCGCCGCGCGATGGCGAAAGTGAAGCAGACAAGGCAAAGCGCAGATCGTTTAAAGCTAGGTTCGCCAAGCAAATAGCAGCAGGCCGCAAAGACAAGACAGCATCAGCGGCTTACTGGGCCGACAAGGTGAAATGGTAATGGCATTTTCTCAAGATTCAGATCTAGTAGCTTTGATCCCTGACATCCTGACGTTCGGCATAACGTCTTTCGCAACCGAGCACGCTAAAGCGCAAGCCGACCTCATTAGAACTATCAGAAATGAGTGGTGGCACAAGAAAGGCATAAGAGGCGAAATGGTGTCGTCTTACCTCACAGATTCACAGTGGACTCGCTGCAATGCTTACTTGGTCCTATGGAAGTATGCGCTTCCACAACTGACCAACTGGGTAGATGGCGACAGGTTTAAAGAAATGCTGGACTTCTACAAGGTGCGCTACGAGGAAGAAGTTAGCGACATTTTTAAAGATGGCGTTGAGTATGACGATGATAACAGCGGCACCATCGACGATGACGAAAAAGAAATCGTCGCATTTGGTCGGTTGGTACGCTAATGGCTTTCGGTCTTGGGGTTAAGCTATCTACTAAGCCAAAAAATGTACAGGTTGCTACCAATAAAGCCAAGAAAGATGTAACAAAAAATATACCACGCGCTATCTTGCGGACTGGATTGCTAGGACAGCAAATCATCAAAGAGCGCACAGCAAAAGGGATAGGTTTTGGAGGCGGTTTCAAAGGTTATTCTCCGCAGTATATGGCTGCATTGTCAGAAGAAGGCAAACCATCTTCGCCAGTAGATTTATTTAATACTGGTCAAATGCTGAGATCTATGCAGGTAAGGCGCAGGGATAATACCGCCGCTGAGATATATTTTGATAACAAAGAGGCAGCAGAGAAGGCGGCGATGAACAACAAAACGCGGCCTTTTTTCGGATTTAATCGCAAGGAAGAATTCAGGCTAGGCGACTATTTTAGGAAGCAATTGTGAGCATAAGAGAAGATATAGCGGCAAATCTTGTGACCACGTTGCAAGCAGTTACTACGCCGGTAACGGTTAAATACGTTACGCGAGAGCCTTTCGACTTTGACAAGTTAAGCAATGCACAGTTTCCTGCTATTTTAGTTAGGACGCAGAACGAAGACCGTCAAGATTCAACAATCAAAGGCACTCTTACCCAAAGATTTGCGACAGTCGACTATCAGCTTGTTTGCTATGTCAAAGCATCGGCTATAGATGCAGCAAGAAATAACATCATTGAGGCAATTGAGGAAAAGTTAGACGTAGATAGAACTCGTGGCGGGTATGCGATAGATACTCAGCTCGTTAGTATAGAAACAGATGACGGTTCTATTGATCCAGTCGGCGGTGTTATTATAACGGTGCGGATTGAGTACCAATTTACCAGAGGCACAACTTAGAGGATTTACAAATGGCTACAACAAAAGGTTCAACAGGCGTTATCAAACTCGCTGTCGATGGTGGGACTGTTGCTGCTATGGGTGAGGTTCGATCCTACACCCTAACGCAGTCTGCGGACACAATCGAAGATACGACGATGGGCGACACAAATCGCAGCTACGTTTCATCTTTAAAAACAGGCACCTTATCTGCTGAGGTTTACTGGGATGACGCTGACGCTGTTCAGTTAGTAATGGACGCGGCGGCTGCTGTCGATTTTGAGGTTTATCCTACGGGGACAGGAAGCGGCGAAAAGTATTACACTGGCGGTGGGATTGTAACTAGTAACGAAATCACAGCATCTTTCGATGGCATGGTTGAAGGCTCGTTCGAAGTACAAGTTTCCGGTGCAGTAACCGAAGCGTCAGTCTAGGGGTAGAAAATGGGATTAGCGAAGGAGCTACGCAACAGACGGACGATTTCCCCTAGGATGATAAGCGTTGACGCATGGGCTGACGAGAACGATCAGCCTTTCGTCATGTATTGCTTTCCGATTACGTGCTACGACATCAATGAGCTACAGAAAAAGCACCCTAAATTTCTGGAGAATACAACCATAGCTTCAATGGTTGACTTAATCATGATGAAAGCAGCGAGCGAAGATGGTGAAAAACTGTTCAAAGCTGCCGAGGATCGAATTGACCTCATGGGCGAGGAAACGTCAGTTATCTCTAGCATTGCTGAGCAAATGTTTGCCGAGATTCAGTCTGCGGAGGATGCCGAAAAAAACTAATGTCCGATCCGTTA